ATGCAGACCACCATGCGGACAAGGTATAAATTGAACCAACCATTGAAAACCATTGGCGGGCGTCTCATCAAGATGGAACCGCCTAAGATTATCAATGGCCGTCTGCGTGAGTTCGATTACAAAGGGGTTAACCTTTTGATTCAAGGCTCCGCGGCTGATCAGGCCAAGGCTGCCATGCTGTTGTATCAAAGCAAACGTCAGGGTAGTAGGCTTCTGCTTAGTGTGCATGATGAGTTGGTTATCTCAGCTCCGGAAGAGCATGTGGTTCGTGAGGCTGAATGCCTGACATGGTCCATGTGCAACGCTTTGACGATGGATGTGCCCATGGTCAGTGATTACAAAATCGGCAACACGTATCAGGAGGTCAAATGATGACACGTTGGGAAAAGATTGAAAGGGTTCTGCTTCTTGTAGGCCTAATTGTTGTGTTGATGGATCTTTACGTTTGGAGGCCGCTATGACTGAAGAAGATGAGGCGTTTAACGAGCTTGAAAAAGCGTTGGGCTGGCGCAAGCGGCAAATGCTTATGAAACAGCTTGACCCTATCTCAAACAAGATCAGAAACGACGCCCTGGAAGAAGTGGCAAAAGAAGTTGACAACTTTAAAGCGTTTGAAAAAGACACAATGGCAAGCTTTGCCGCATACGTAAGGAGTATGAAAGGTGCCCAGACCTAAACCGCCTGAAAAACTAATAGGCAGACAAGTACGAATGTCAGATAGACATTGGCATATTCTTAATCATCTTGGCGGGGCTGAGTGGTTAAGACAGTTGTTAGATAAAAAAGATCCATTCCCTAAAAAATACTACGAGAAACTACAAGATGCAAATAATGGAACTAATAAAATATGATCATGAAAGAGGTTGCTTTGTTGCAAAAGGCAATAAACCTACTCATGTGGTAAGCCCCTTTGAATGGCAAAGCGATCCGCGGCCTAGCATCTTCTTGCAAGACCCCAGATTTAGAAGCCGCAATGGCATGCAGCAGGTAAAGCTTGTTGTTGATAACCCAAAGCCATTCTTCCCATATAATGAAACATTGAAAGGTCAGTGATGGCATACTCAAACTCATCAATCAAAACCTACGAAGATTGCCCTTACAAGTACAAGCTAACTCGCATCGAGCATCGACATGAGCCAGCCGGTGACGCCGCGGAGCGTGGCAAAATGATTCACGCCGAGTTTGAAGATGCTTTGATCAATCTCAATCTAATTCCCGATGAACGCAAGTTCTGGCTTCCTTACCTTGAAGAGCTTGTTGCAAAGAAAACTCGCAGCGAGGTAGAGTTTGCTGTGACCAAGGATTGGCAACCATGTGACTTCAAGGCCCCCGAGGCTTGGGTAAGGGGTATCTATGATGCTGTGTACTTCGATGGCGCCAGAGCCCACGTCCTTGACTGGAAGACCGGCAAAGAGCGTGAGTATGGTGAGCAATTAAGGTTATATGCAACAATCATCTTGACCAGCCACCCTGAAATAGAGACCGTAACCACCGAGATTTGCTACATTGACTTAAACAAGCAATCACCCTACCCAGAATACACACGCAAAGAGTTCCCAGACTTACAAGCTTGGCTTTCAGCACGTGTAGGTAAACTTGAGAATGATGACATCTTTGCGCCTAAGCCGTCTTACGGCTGCAGGTGGTGTCACTTCCGCAAATCCAATGGCGGGCCTTGCCAATGGTAACCAAGGTATTGCTTGAGCGGCATTTGGAGACTTACTTCTCTGCCGCTTGCAAGAAACGTGGCTTGCTTACGTTAAAGTTGAACGTACGCTATGCCCGCGGTTGGCCCGATCGTATTGTACCGTTGAAAGGTGGCGGGGTTTTGTGGGTAGAACTAAAGCGGCCCGGAGGCAAAACCTCAGCGTTGCAGGACAAGGTGCATAACGACTTGCAAAAGTTTGGCCACCTTGTTCACATCATTGACTCTAAGGAAGGTATCGACAATGTTTTGGGAACCGCATGAGTACCAGAAAGAAGCTGTAAAGTTTCTGGTGGAAAAAGGCTCGGCAGCTTTATGGCTGGATCCCGGGCTTGGTAAAACAGCTGTTGTGCTATCGGCTTTCAGAATCCTAAAGCTTAAAGGCATGGCCAAGAAAATGCTGGTCATTGCTCCACTTAGGCCTGTGCATGGCGTGTGGCCGCCTGAAGCTAAGAAGTGGGAACAGTTTGCGGATTACTCCGTTGGCGTGCTGCATGGTGGAACCAAGGCTAAAGTCTTAAAGCAGCAGCATGACATATACGTTATCAACTTTGAAGGCCTTGGCTGGCTATCTTCGCAACTTAATGGCAAAGATTGGCCCTTCCAAATCCTGACGGTGGATGAGATATCTTATATGAAAAACACGCAAACTCAGCGGTTTAAAACAATAAAGCCTTTGCTGGACAAGTTTGACCGCAGGTGGGGTTTAACCGGATCTCCAGCTCCAAACAGCTTGCTTGACATCTTTGGCCCGCAGCTAATCCTTGACCAAGGGGCTACCTTTGGCCCTTACATCTCACGATTCAGAACAGAATACTTCTTCCCTTCCGGTTACGGCGGGTACGAGTGGAAGCTGCAATCTGATGGTGAGGCTAGGATCCATGCGGCGTTGGCTGGCAAAGTGCTTCGTATGGCGGCGCTGGACCATCTAGATTTGCCTGAGTTAACTTATAACGACATTATGGTAGATCTACCCCCTAATGCCAGAAAACTGTACGACGCCTTTGAAAACAACCTGACCGTAGAATTGAATAGCGGGAATGTAACGGCTGTCAACGCTGCCGTGGCCGTAATGAAAGGCCAGCAAATTGCCAATGGTGGCTCATACTTGGATGATGATGGGAGTGGTAATGCTAGAATCTCAACGCACCTTCATGACGCGAAGACTGAAGCGGTTCTCGATCTGGTCGAGGAGCTATCAGGCCAACCTTGCATCATCGGTTATCATTTTGCGCATGACCTCGAGAGGCTTAAGGCTGCCTTTCCTAATGCGCCTATCATTGGCAGTGGGGTTGTTGGTCGTAAACTTGATTCTATTATTGATGATTGGAACGCCGGTAAGACATCAGTTCTTTTGGCTCACCCAATGTCGGCGGGTCACGGTCTTAACTTACAAGGTACTGGGCATGCTGTCATCTGGTACTCGCTGACTTGGAGCCTTGAGATCTACGAGCAGTTTATTCGCAGACTCTGGAGGCAGGGTCAAAAGAATCATATTGTTGTGCACCACATCATGGCCAAAGATACCATTGATGAAGCCATTATGATGGCCATCAGGCGAAAAGATAAAACGCAGCAAACTTTGTTAACCGCAGTGCGTGACTACGTTAATCGTGATACAATCAATCCCGTTGACCATTGAAAGGAATCTATATGCAACTCACCGCTATTGTCGAAAGACTCAACCCCATACAACAGGAAGATACTGACATGTCAGAAGCAAAGCTACGCGCCCGTGCAAACAAAAAAGCAATCATTACTTTGGTTGCAGAAACCAACCCAAAGCGTAACAACACATTGTCACGTGAACGTTTTGCTTTGTACCGCACTGGCATGACAGTTGCTGAATACATCCAAGCAGGCGGCAGATCAGGTGATGTGAATCACGACGCTGCTGAGGGCTACATCACGCTTGCACTGCCATGAATATCTTAATTACCGGCGTTACAGAGACGCATACCAACCATCCGCAGCGTGCAAGCTCTACCAAGTTTATTTCCATTCCTGAATTGATGGCATCAGCTTTTGGTCGTATGGGGCATCACGTTGACCATCGCGCCGTTACATCGGGTGAAGACCTCTCACGTTACGACAAAGTATTTGTGTACCTGTACCCCTTGGATCACAATGCTTTGAACCCTGATGGGGCCTTGTGGGCCTTAGAAAGCCGCTTTGATGCTTATGTTTGCCTTGATGATTGGGCTTTTCAAAAGATCTTACCGTCATGGGAAAACAAGATTGCGCCTGAGTCGTTGTGTGAGCATACGTGGATTGCTCCGCTATTTCCATGGGGCAGCACCAAGGCCATGGGTTTGCCAGTAGAAGACATTATTGCATGGGATCCAAGCCCGTTGTATGAAATGCCTGCTGTGCATCAAATGTCTTGGTATCATCGCAAAACCGAGTGGTACAACGCATCCCTATCAAAAGAGGCGCATGATTGGGCTACTGACCAGCACCTTGCGTGGCCTATACATAGTGTAGGTGGCAAGGCACTAGGTCAGCCTAGAATCCTTGAGTCCGATGTTGTTTGGCAGTATGGTAGCTATAAAGGCGTACTCTGCCCAACGTATCGTCATGCAGGCTGCGGCTGGTGGCGCGTACGTTATTTACATGCTGCGCATGCTGGTTGCGTGCTTGGCGGCGATCCTAAAGAGCTTGGCATTATTGATGCCGCCTACGCATACACACTCCATGAATTAGAACGCATGGATAGCTATCAACTTCAACTGACTGCAGCGCAACAGGCAACTTACTTGCGTACCGCATCGCTTGAAGACACACTATCAAAACTTGAGGGTATCTTAAATGATCGTAATTCTAGAAGGGGCTGATGGCGGGGGAAAGACTACCCTGTCAGAGACCTTGCGACAACGATTGCAGAAGGACAAGATGACCCATGTCGTAAAGCATGGCCCGTATAAAGGTATGAATACCGAGGACCTTTGCCGTACGTATTTTCGTGGCATGACAGCAGCGTTAACCTACGATGACCATGTCATCATGGATAGGTCATGGCTGTCTGAGCCGATCTATGGCAACGTGTATCGTAAAGGCGATAACAGAATTGACATGCCGCGCCGTAGAATGTTAGAGCGTGCAGCCTTGGCACGAGGCGTTGTGGTTATTCATTGCCAACCTGATTTTGAAGTGTGTATGCAAACATTCAAAGATCGCATTGAGGATGAGTACTTGGACAATATCAAACAGTTGGAGCAAGTGTATGAAGGCTACGCCTCGCTGCCAATGGATACATCACTGCCAGTCATCACCTACGACTATACCAAAGATGATATAGAAGAGTTGTTCATCAAGCTTGCAACCAAGACAATGACTAACAAATCATCCGGCGGCGGCGCCTTTGTTGAAGGCAATACACTAATGCTTTGCGACAAAGGGCCTCGTACAAATGTTAAGTCCACCGCAGCCGTGGTGCCTTTCATTAACTTCTTGGATAATGATGGCCCTAGCAGAATGCTGGCTGAAACTCTGGAGCGTGAGAATGTACCTGAAACTGGTTTGTACTGGGTTAACACTCAAACTTACCAAGGCACACCCATGGATTCAGCCTTCATCAAACAACTGAAGCCAAAACGTATTTACGCCCTTGGCAACAATGCTTACACGTGGGCACTAAACAATGAGGTGCCGGTAATTAAGTTACCACCTCCTTTGTATCATATGCAACACTATCCCGACCAACCCTATTTAATTACGGAAGCTGATTATGGAAATGCTGATTCGCAATGAGCCTGAGCTCATCAATCTTTACAACGTGCTGCAGCAGCATGGCACTTGGACAAGTCCGCGTGGTGAACGGTGCCTTGAGATTGAGAACTTTACTTATACGGTCAACCCCTTTGTAAGGTTCAACTCATTCAAAGGTCGTAACTTCAATGTGAAGTACCTTAAGCGCGAAATGTCTTGGTACATCAACGCTGACCCGTATGACCTTAGCATTGCAGAGCATGCAGCGCAGTGGGGCAAGATCGTTGCCAACGGTAAGTTGAATAGCAACTACGGCAGTTATTGGTTTGGCAAACATGGCGCTCTGCATATTGCAAAGCTGCTCACGCAGGATCCAATGTCCCGTCGTGCAGTGATTCCAATGTACGGCACTGACATAGACCATATGGATATAGAGGCGAAGGATGTTCCATGCACGCTGGCCATTGAGTTCCGGATCAGGAATGGCCGGTTGAACGCCAGAGCCATCATGCGAAGCCAAGATATTCTTTGGGGCATGGCAAATGACTTGCCAACTTTTAGCTTTCTGCAGGAAATTGTGGCTAACTTGGTTGGCGCTGAGATGGGAACATTGACAATATCAGCTGGGTCATTCCATGTGTATGAGTCTCGATTGGCCATGTTCAATGACATCATCAACACCAATATCCATGAAGAGCTTATTGACAAGCCACCACGGATCAATAGGTATGAGGCCAATCTTTTGGCAGGCAAATCCATCAACCCTACTTTTGAGTTTGCAAAATGGCTATTGAACGTGTAGATTTATCATTCGCTGTTCAAAAAGAACTTAGAATATTTGCTTTTGAACTTATTCGTGACGGTTATCAAATGGAGGATATACTGACGGCATTGGCCGCTCTAAAAGTGGAAATGGCTTCGGCCATGGTTTGGCAAGATGTACTAAGTACAAAAGACGTGATATAATTCACGTTATGGGATACCCCCATACTTTGTAAATTGACTATTGAAAGGAATACAGCATGAGAACAAAATCAATTATTGCAGCAACGTTTGGCCTAGACTCTAATGATGTTGAAGAGTATCGTTATCAGTCTACCAGAACGCGTCAAGCAATTTATGCGATTGGTAATTACTACTTTACTTGTGGAAAAAGAAGACCTAAAGACGAAGTAGGCGCAGAATGGCAAATGGACAAAGATCAGTTTTGGGCTACACAAAACAAGACTGTTCTTTGGAGTTCTAAAACTTTGTAAATTGACTATTGAAAGGAATTGAAATGCTACATAAAACCCATTGGACACCAGTAGAACGCAACCTTGTCATTGAGACTGCGGTGACCTTCTACAATGAAGGTACCTACAGCCCCATTGCAGCAATTAGACAAGCTCAGCAAATTGTGCTATTACCTAATCGCCGCCGTACACTTGCTAGTCACTCAGCAGCGCCTGACTTGATCAAATTGCTCAAGCAAAAAGCTGCGCAGAAGGTGCCAACGCAAAAGGTGGTAGTTTCTACCACACCTGTGAAAATAATGACCCCAGCGCCACCGGTAGTGGTTAAAACCGATGCACCAGTTGATCTCGTTGAGCAGTTGGTGAATACTATTACACAACGATTCATTCTGGGGCTTCGTGAAAGCCTGCAGATTGCAGTCAGAGAGCTTGAGCATGAGTTTAAGATTGAAAAGCACAATCCAACGTATGGCGCATCTGGCAAGTCATTGCCTAAAGTGGTTATCATCGGTTTGCTGGGTGATCAGGTCCACGCCATCACCAAAGAATACTCTGACCGGTACGAGGTAAAATGTATTGACACCGACAGAGCCATGGGTATGTCACCGCCACAAGCTAATGCATACCTTTTGATGAAGAACTTCATCAACCACCCGCTGTACCACAAGTACCAAGCATTCCCTAATCATGTTTTAATAGACGGCGGCATGTCAACCCTACGCATGTGGCTCAATACTAAAGGACAAGACTTATGATACCCGAAGACTTTATTTATACCCCTGCGTCAACTTGCATCACCGAAAGATGGCGCCGTGTTTACAGCTGGGTTCCTCCATCCGAGGATCCTGCTTACGTCAAAAAATGGTATGACTTTAGAACAAAATTTGCCAGAGGCATTGAAGCACTTGACCAGCCTATTGACGTGCCGCAGTTCATCTCCATCAAGAAGTGGAAGAAGCAATGAAGCAAGCTCCTGACATGGTCAAAATGAGCTTTGACGATTGGGTAGATCTACTCACGCATACTAACCACTTGGAATTGCTAAGTAATCCATACGACGTGTGGATCGAAGCTTTTCACGTAGGTAGTACTTTGGAGCGTAGGAACTGCGCACATCAGATACGCACAAGTCTTACGCTGGTTTCTTCAGAAGACTTTGATGATGACACGACTATGTCGGTCACCGATGTCAAGCAAATGCAAATTGGTTTGCTTAAGAAAGTCTTGGAAATCTTGGAGCCTACCGCGCAGACCCAGGAGTTACCGAAGGCGGTGGTGAAGCCATTGGATTAACCGTAGGCGCCGCAGGCTCATTATACTTATCCAAAGCGTACTGAGCTCCTGTGGCGCCTAAGCCTAAGGCAAGCCCAGGAATTTGTAGCCCTGGAACCATAGACGCTAATCCACCAGCGCCGGCCAAAACTGACAGCACAGCTCCGGATGTATCACCGTTCATGTAACGCTGATAGGCTTCATAGAAACTCATACCTGCTCCTGCACCGCCTAAGGCCCCACTAACAAGCGGCGCTTTAGCAACACTTGCCACTTTAGCCATTGGCCCTGGAGTTGCATCAGCCAACCTTTTAGCAGCAGCCGCTTCTGCAGCAGGCATTGCAGCTGCCCTTGCAGAAGTGGAAGCCTCGGCTTCTTTGCCTTGTCTAATAAGTCTATCCACCAAAGATTCTTTAATTTGCCCGGGCTCACCTGCGCTATAAATGTCAGGCCCAAACTTCTTGGTTAGCTTTTTAGTAACCTCGCCTTGGCCTTTGCCACGCTGATACTGCGCTGCTGCTTCTGGCACGCCGCCTGCAATCTCTTTACTTCCGCCCGCCCAATTCTGATACCACTTGGTGCCAGAGGTTGTAGCCTTAGATGGCGCCGCCTCAGGCTGAATGCCAGCTTTAAGTAACTCCTCATCACGCAGCTTTTGCAACATGTCTTTAACACGCTGCTCTTCTTGAAGCTTCTTAACGCCTTCGGCTGTTCGCATTTCCTTTGTTGGCAGTAGCTTTGACATACCTTTTTGAACAAGCGGTCCAGATACGGCGCCTACGCCAGTGGCAACAGCTTTTTCCTCACCGGGTGACATCCCTATTTCAGGGAATAATGTTTTAGGCTTTTTAGTTGTACTTGGCGCAGTCTTCGCAGGCCCAATTGGCATGGTAAAGATGTCGTCGAGTTCCCCTAAACTGTCAGTCTGTGATGTACCCTGTGGATCACCAAAAATAAGTGCATCCAGCTTATCGTCTTTTGCCATATGTCAACTCACTGTGGGTTAAACTGTCTGAACAACTGCATCCGATAATCGGCGTAGTCTTTATTGATCTTCTCATACACGCTGCCGGGGCTGAAGAACTGACGTGGTGAAGCAGCTGGTCCAACTCTACTGCTGTACCCATCGTAGGCTCCATACAAAGCTTCACGTTGCTTGTTCAACAGTAACTGCTGGCGTGCCCATAGCTGTACAGCACGTGATGAGTCATCAATGCTTGCCATTGGCGCCTGCAAGAGTCTTGCATCATTATCCGTGGGGTTAACACCTAGCAAGCCTTTGTTGGCTTTTACGTTGGATAAGAATTCAGTCCCCAAGATGCGGCTTACGTCGCGAACAGATTGCTGATCTTCAGGCGAAAGCTTAACGCGTTCCAAGAATTCTTTAACTGGCAACCCAACTCGTACGTTATACTGACCTGCTTGTGCCTGAATGCCTTCTTGCGCCGCAGTCATCAAGCCGGCAAGCAAACCTTGTTGCTGCATCTGTGCAAAGATTTGTGGCTTCTTAGTTGCAATCTCATTCAATTGCTTCAAGTTAGTATTGGATGATTCCAATAACTGCGGTGTGTAGTTAAGGATCTCATCACGTTTAAGGTTGAATGACTTATCAGCCTCTTCAACACGACGCTTTTCAATCTCAGCACGTGACTGCAAAGGCATACCTTGCAAATCACTTGCCCTAGGTGCTTGCCCGGGTGTAGGCATCGGCGGCTGAGCAGTAACTGCAGGTGCTGGCGGTTGGCCTGCTTGCTGCTGCGCAACCAATGGCATAACAACAGGTGGCGGAACTGGAGCACCGGGTATAGCACCCGGCAAACCTGCTGGAGCTCCAGGCATTACAGCTGGAGCACCGGGCATTGCTGCAGCTGGCGCAGGAGCCCCTGCTGGTGCAGGCTTAGGTATATTACCAAGGCGTTGACCACTTGGCATAAGCGCAACAACAGCGTCGCCGTACTTAGCAATAAGCTCTGTTTCGTTCATACCAAGCTCGCGGTCTTTAACTGCGTTGGTAACTTTACGCTGGTCTTGCTCAGCAACAAACTTCTCGCGGTCAAGATTAAGCTTGCCCATTTCATTCTGCATGGTGAATGTACCCTTGACAATCTCACCAACTTTAGGCGATAACTGCGCAACCATGGGGTAGATCTTAGCAAGCTTTGCAGCAACATCAGGAGTCACGTTGCCACTTGACAACACGCCTTCAACCTGCGCTGGTGCAACACCTAATGTTGCTGAAAGCAATTGCAAAGCCTTGCCTTGATTCTCTACTTCATATTTTTGGCCAGCCAACTGCGCACGCATTTGCGCAATAGGCAATTCAGCTTCACGTTGCTTTTCTTGTTGCGCAGCAACTACGCCAGATGCGCGACCAAGTGCCTCACCAAAGTTGCCTGTGCGCCCTGGGTCTAAAAATGCTGCGCCTACTTGAAATAAGTTAGGGCCTTGCTGTGTTCTTGCTTCCAAAGCTGCAAGAGTCTTTTGAATTGCGTCAAAGTATTCTGATTTAGCCCTGTCATCTCCACCAATCATGAATGGCGTTGATGAAGGTAATGCGCCTGTTTGTGCCATGATCAATCCTCAACATTGCTAGGTGGGGTGTAGATATCTGACACTGATCTTGGCCCATAAATATCGTCAATTTGCGATTGCAAATCTGGATACATAAATGGATTTCCTTGTAACGCAGTGCCTTCAGCAGGGTTAGGACCGCCAAAAAACTTACTTAACGCGTTGCCTGCAGCTGTGCCGAATGGCGTTTGACTTACACCGCCAATAATGGAGCCTAAGCCTGCAATCTGCGCCAATGGAGAAGCAGAATACGCACCAGGGATTGGGCCGGTGTAGGTATTATTGACTGTTGTTGGTACGTTGTAACCACGCAATGCTTGTGCGCCTAAGTTGGCAGCTGTCAATGGAAACAGTTGCTGATTCTGATTGATGGTTTGCTGTTGACTACCCATGGTGGCCAACGCGTTAATGTCTGCCAAGTTAGCGGCTTGGCCTGCAGTTGCAAGACTCCCGTATTGCTGAGCCGCGCCTAGTTTTTGTGCCTGATCAGCCTGCGCAGCACGCAATGCTTCAGTGTATCCAGATTGCAACGCCTGTGATTGCGCAGCTTGTGTATTCATCAACCCAGTGTTGATGGCTTGACCAAGAACCTCGGCGCCACGCTTAGAACCGAATTGGCCAGTGCCAACTGCAGATGCCGTAGCCTGCGGAGCCAAGAATTGCTGAATATTTCGTTGACCTAATGAACCTAATGCATCCACAACTTGCGTTGTGTAAGGGTTCATGAACTGCTCAATGCGACTTTGACCGTCAGCAATTGGCTGCCCCGTCTTTGGATCTACAGGCTTTGCAGTAATATCGGCTTGACCAATATTACGAGTTGCTTCCATTGCCTGATTGAAATACCCAGGATATGTATTGGTTGTTGTTGCAGCCTTTTCAAAAGCCGCAGTTTGTAGTGGCTGCGCATTAGCGTACGTAGCGTTTGAAACGCCTGCTGTAACGCCTTTTGCCAAGTCACTTAGATAATCAGTGTACCAAGATGGCGCGGATGTTACCTGATTCTGCGTCGTGGTGATATTCGGCAGTGGGCTGCCTTGCATTAAACTCATTTCATGCCTTTCAAATACGACAGGGGTGACTTAGCTTTAGGTGGTATTTTACCCACTGGGGCTGATCTTTTGTGTTCTCTTATGCTTTCACGCATTTTATCCAAAACTTGGGCACCAGCCTTATTTGAGCCATTGCCTAATGCCGCAACCGTATCCGCGTCAAACACGTACTCGCCATCCGCCAACATGGCCGGTATGCTATCTGACTGGCCATCACCTGCCCCTTGCACGTAATTGCCGGTCTTTCCAGTGATGAACTCGGGAATATGCTCTACTTGGCCGCCTTTAGCAAATCCTGCCAATGGGCTTCCACCAAGATATTTTAATCCTGCCGATGTCATATTGCCTGTGTCGTACCCAGGAATCATTGTGCTGTTGTCGTTGCCGCTTACAGGATTCCCGGGAGATGGCGCACCTGCAAGCTTAGAGCCAACAAAGCTAGTGCCTTCTTCAGTTTCAGCAGCTTCTATCGTGGCAGGTTTGATGCGACCAGTTAAGACTTGCAATAGCTTGGGGTCCACATTAGCCAGTTGCGGGTAGAGTTGCGCAAGTTGTGCCATTCCAGAATCATCCTTAATTCCTGCGCCAGCCAGCATTGTTGGTGTCAATGTCCCGGGCAACGCGCCAGTACTTGCTGGAGTTGTTAAAGAGCCTAGTGCGCCTGACTGTTGCTGCTTTGTAGGCGTCTTTGTAGGCGTTGTAATTTTTGTAGTTTTTGTAGGGTCTGTAGTTTTTGTAGGATCTACAGGAGGCACAACTTCAGGCGGCACAACAGGTGGCACTTCAGGCGGCACAACTGGAGGTACAGGTGGTACTACAGGCGGCACAACTGGAGGAACTGGTGGTACTACAGGCAAAGCACCGGGTGGTACTGTTGGCAAGTCTGTGTTAACACTAGGATTTACGTTCGGGTTAACGTTAGGATTTACATTCGGGTTTACGTTAGGATTTACATTCGGGTTTACGTTAGGATTTACATTCGGGTTAACGTTAGGATTTACATTCGGGTTAACGTTAGGATTTACATTCGGGTTAACGTTAGGATTTACGTTAGGATTTACATTCGGGTTAACGTTAGGATTTACATTCGGGTTGGATGTAACCGTAGACAGGGGGTTAGTTGTGGGGTTAACCGTTGGGTTGACTGTTGGATTTGCCAACGGGTTGGTTAAAACCGCAGCATTGGCATCCGCGGCAGCATTGGCATCCGCGGCAGCTTTAGCGTCAGCTGCAGCCTTGGCATCCGCTGCAGCCTTGGCATCCGCGGCAGCTTTAGCATCAGCAGCAGCCTTAGCGGCAGCCAATGCTGCTAATGTATTATTTGTTGTACTTGTTACAGCAGGTGTACTTGTTACAGTAGCTGCAGTTGCTGCATCGGCGGCAGCCTTAGCGTCAGCAGCAGCCTTAGCGTCAGCAGCAGCCTTAGCGTCAGCAGCAGCTTTAGCATCAGCAGCCACTTGCGCAGCAGTTGCTGCATCCGCAGCGGCCTTAGTATCCGCGGCAGCTTTTGCATCAGCAGCAACCTTAGCATCAGCAGCGGCTTGCGCAGCCACAGCGGCGGCGGCTTCAGCGGCTGCAACTGCCTCAGCTTTAGTGGCAGCATCTGCACTAGCAGCAGCGTCCGCAGCAGCCTTGGCATCCGCAGCAGCCTTAGCGGCAGCGGCAGCCGCAGCATCAGACGCCGCTTTAGCATCCGCAGCTGCTTGCGCGTTGGCTGCTGCAAGGGCATCGGCTTTTACTTTTGCCTCTGCAGCCAATGCTGCGTCAATTGCCACTTGCGCACTTGTGTCTGCGCCTGTTGTTACTGTGGCGCCTGTACCTGCTGTTGTAGTAGCCCCGGTGCCTACAGTACTTAAAGCCCCAGTACCAGTTGCTGCAGTAGTATTTGCGCCTGCTGTAGTAGCCCCGGTACCAGCTGTACTTAAGGCACCAGTCCCTGTTGTAGTGTTACCGCCACCTACTGTAGCTAGCGCACCAGTGTCTGCAACTGTAGTTGCTGCTTGATTTTTTGATGCAATTGCAGCGCTAACGTCGCTTAGACTTAACCCAGCTTCAGCCATGGCAGTGCCAATTTCAGCTTGTGTGGCGTCAGGGTTAGCATCTAGCCAAGCGTTAATGCTATTGTTGACGTCAGCTACAGAGATGTTATTGTCTTGCGCATATTGCATGCCTGCGCTTGTAAGATTTAAGTTTGAGTTAGCTTCGCCAATATTAGCTAAAGTTTGCGCGCCTGCATCACTTAATACAGACTGCCCAGTTGATGCGTCTACTAATGAGTCAATTCTACCTGAGCCATTAGTGGATGCAATGCCTGCTTTGCTAAGCTCTTCATTAAGCGTGGTGTTTGTCTCTGCAATAACATTTTGAATGTTTGAGACTTCAATAGATGATGAAGTCTTACCTGCAACAAGACCCTCAATCACGCCTTGTGTCAACGACTTATTGATATTTACAGGTCGGCCTAGCGCAACGTCTGTAAGAACATCGGTTGTAAATGCCTCAATAAGATCGGATGTGCCTTCTTTCGTAAAGCTAGCACCTGCTTTGGTTGTTGCTTTACTAAGCGCGTTGCTAACTTTGTTAACCAAAGCAGCGTCTGTAACACCGCCGGTAGCTACAGTAACAGCGGCTGCAATCTGAAACGCTGTTGTTGCCTCAGCGTCGGCTTGTGTTTCAGATTTACCTGCTGCCCTAGCCTCTCTGTATTTATCATTATAAGCCGCGCCGCCTGATTCCATGGCGTTCAAACCAACGTCAGTTCCTATGGCAGCAAATTTGCCTGCGTACTTAAGCACTTTAAGACCTAAGCCAATTGGCAAACCTTCTTGAATAACCTCAATAGCCGCCATATTGAGAGACAGCGGGTTATTCCAAACAGCTTTTACGCCTGCAACAATCTTATTGCCTACGCCATCGGCGTCGTTAACTGCTTGAATAACATTTTGGTTGGCTTGATTGACTGACTCTAACTGCAAAGCCTCGCCAGTGCGCGTAATCATTTGGCCGGCGTTGGTCAATGCATTCACTGGGCCTGTAAGACCTATGGCAGACGCTGAGCCGCCAAGGAACTCATTGATTTGCCCAGTGGCTTGTGTAAGGTTTGACAAGCCTTGCTGCGCAATTGCAGCAGCTGTACTGCCTTCACCAAAGATGGTGTTAATAACTGCTTTGGTCTCATTTGCCTTTTGCGTAGCTTTGGCTAACCCTAACGCATCATTTTGCGCGTATAAGCGATTTGTCTCAGCTGCATTTTCATTTGGACCTCCAGCAATAAGTCTTGCTGAAGTATCGTTTTGCGCAGCTACAGTTTGCGATGCATTAGTTACCGTAGCCAAATTGGTGGCATTTAACGCGTTAATCTTAGCATCAGCTGCTGCGGCTGCCTCAGTTGCAGTGCCTGTTGTGTATGTACCTGTTACGCCTGTTGCAGGGTTAGTCCACGTGAATGTTTGATTAGGCCCAAAGGCTAAACGATTAGCTGCAAACGTGTCGTTAAACGACGTAGGCTTTGTAACTGCTGCAGCGTTTGCCGCAACTGCTGCGTCGTAGTTACCAAACTCGTCAGTATAGTTGCTAACATCTTCTAAAATATTAGGCGTACCACTAATGGTACTTAATGCGCCAACCGTGTCATTGATGCTAGAGACTATGTTTTTAGTTGCAAGGTTTGACGTTGCAGCTGTAGAATTAAGATCAGTTAGAAACTGCGATGCAGCGGCTGCAGTATCTGGGTTATTAAGCGCAGTGGTTGCAGTTGATGTGGTAACATTGTTTATCAGTGACGTTGCAATATCGGGTTTAGTAATATTGCTAGCAGCGTTTGCTGTATTTGCCAATCCAGTTGCAGCGTTGATAATTGCTGCCGCATTGCCTGAGTTAAGCGCGCCAACTAAATTTACTGCTGCACTAGCTGTTTTAACATCTGAGCTGCCAGTCAATTGGCCTGCAGCAGATAAAGCCCCTGCCCAATTACCATTATCAATGTTAACGGCTACGTTCAACGCATTGCCAGCATCTGCCAAGGAAATAGTATCCGTTAGCATTGTGGTATTGGCCAAGGCGCCAATACTAGGGTTATTCACCAAAGATGTAACTAAGCTACCAATGTCGCCTTTATCCAGCGCGCTGGCTACACGAAGGCCTGATGCAACATCAGTAAAGCCGCCTGCGCCTGCCAAACTTGCCAAGCCACCTAATATATCGCCGTTGTCAATTGCAATTGCTGCGTTGATGGCTTGCGCAAACGGCGCAACTCCAGGAATAAACGAGGCAATTGCTAAGAAGGGAGCAAGATCGCCAACGTTACTACTAGATGCTTTGGTTGTGTAAAAGATTGGAGAGCCGTCGGCGTTGAACTGAACCCTGTATCCAGTATTACCATCTCCAGAGTATGTTCCGCCAAAAGCATTACCTGTCTGGCGCTCGCCATAAGTGTTGGTAACTGCTTGACCTGTAAGCTTATTGCCAAAAGTTTCGCCAACTGCAGTAACGGCTTGTCCGTCTTTAATAACTATTTTAGATGGGTCAATTTGGCTGTAAGAGCCACCATATTCACCACCACCATCAACGTATTGACCATAAACAGTCTCTAGTTTTGCGGTTGGAGGAACTACTACTGCGGTAGTTGTTTCGTTACCATCATAATCATATTGACCAGTACGTTGAAAAATTACGTTGGTAGTTGAGCCATCCCCGTTGTCCATTGCGCGAACAACTTCACCGTTATAAGTTTTGGCAATTTCTTCAACAGGCGCATATGTAGTAACTTTACCAAAGTCTTTAATGTCTGTAATGCCGGTGTCAACTAAGATCTTGGCCATGTCTGCCGCATTCTGCGCCGCAGATCCTTTGCCTTCGCCTTGCCACTTATCGGTAGTGCCTTGAGCAAGAATTTGTTGCGCCACCTTGTCTATGGCCATATATTTCTTTACTTCTTCTCCTGAGACAGTTATATCCCCTAACGTTATAGTTGGGTTAAGCATAAACTCATCTAAAGCTTTTATTTGCTCAGGAGTTAACACAATCTCTGGATTAACTGCTGCTGCCTGTGACAACGCGCTTTGCGTAACTGCAGGCGGCGTGTAAGTGTCTTCTCCAAATTGCTGTGCGTAGTAATCAACTGCTGGTGGGGCAGTTGCTGCCTCAAATCTAGCAGTTACCTCGCCTACACCAAGGCCTGTTGCTTGCGCCATTTGCTCAGGCGAAACCCCTGCTGCTTGCATTGTTGATGCAATCAATGCGTCGTCGGCACCCGGGTTAGCGTTAAGCCAGCCTAGAATATCTGCGTTAGTTACTGCCATAGTTAGCTCGTTGCTGGGTTAACTGCGTTGACAAGCTGCTCGGCCCACTCTTGCCAATCATCATACTGGTATGGTCCGGGAATACCCTCATTGGTAAACACGTCAATGGATTTTAATCCTGCGCCCCACTCTTGCCAATTAGTATTTGCATCAGGAATTGATAGCTGCTGCGCTGAGTATAGCTCAACCATAAGGCAAGCCCATGACTCAAAGGTGTGATACCTAGGGTCATAGACCTGCGCAACATTAAGTAGATTAGCCATAAGGTCTTGAATCTCCAACATCCGCGTCTAGCAAGATCTTACCTACTTGGTAATCCCCGCCTGACACATTAGATACAAATTTCAATCGCAGCTCACGACGTTGTTCACGCATATCAATCTTGCCTGTTGTTGAGCTAAATGGGTAAGCGGCAGAAGTTGCATCAGCTGTTTGCGCAAATGGACGACCCGTGACATACAAGTCCATGTCACCTTCTTGTATAAAGTCAGGCTCTACACGCTCTAGTCTTAACCATCTATTCTCACCAACAGGGCTAGGCTGCGATGGGCCGCCTCCAACCAGACCTAGATCATTAGTTTCAAAGTAAGACTCAATGGCAAGTGACGAAGTGCCTTCTACGGCATCAGTGCCTATCTCATGCTGCCATAAAGATACAAAGCTAACAACAGCGGTTACAGTAATAATTAAACCTGAGCCGGCTGCAATGGCTGCTGATAGTGTATTACCGACAACATAATTCTTGCCTTTGTTGAATATTGTGACTGATGTTATAACACCGCCAGCAACCACAATTGTTGCCGTTGCATATGTGCCACTTCCGCCCGTTAATGCTTGGTTGGTGTAAGTACCATTTGTATAAGCCGAACCCGCATTGGTAATTGTTACTGCGTTAATGCCGCCAACTTCATTGACGTTCCACTCCGCAGCAATGGGGTAATGGAATACTTGTGAAAAGTAACCTGCAGATCGATAAGCGCCTAACGCAAAACCTGCGTCATACCACACGTTTTCACGCACGTTATAAATAACAGCGTTATTGCACTCGGTGGCTGTGCCTGACGGGTAAAACCACCAAATCTCGCCAAAGCGAGGAATCTTTGAAACCCAAACTTTTTCACGCTGAGCGTAGTTTAAGTTGTCAAAGAAGTAGTTCTGGTTGAACGCATTAGGAATCTCTTTCACAACACCGTTGTAAAGCAAAAACCTATCAACACCACACCAATAATACACACCGTCATACTCAATTACTGACTGACCAGACAAAATAGATGACTGGCTGGAGATTAAGTCATACCGCCAGTATTGCAAAGGCGAGCCCGTACCGCCAATAAACGAAACTCGAATCAAAGAATCCAAACTCCAAAAGAGGCCCGATGGTGCATTTGAGCCACCACGTACAGGTAATCCTTGGACAATCTTGCCGGTGGCCACTGAGACCTCGTTAGCATCAGCAGATACCCAATCATTCACATTTCCAGCTGAACAGTTGCTAATTAGCCCATCATTGCCATAAACAAACACGTAAGGGTGAAGCGTAACCACTCCACCAGATACTGAGATTTGATTGTCAAAGGTTAGTGTAATGCTGGAGCCTGTAGCCGTTGCGTTTGCAGAAATTACCAACGTAGTGCCTGAGATAGACACAACGGTTGCTGCTGAAGGGATACCTGTGCCCGTCACCACTTGGCCTGCGCCAATCTGCGTATTAGCAGCAGCCAGAGTAATGGTTGCTGAGCCGTTGGTAATGGTGGTTGCAACTGCGGTAAACACACCAATTGGCGTTAAGCTTGTACCTGTAATGGCACCGCCTAAAACTGGTGTGTTAGTGTTGTTGTCAATTAGCGTGAGATTCTGCCCTGGATGTGCAAGTAGTAAGTTATTACCTGAGCCTGTGCCATCAAAGAATGTATCAAACTGCCAAAGGTTATTATCGCTAGACGTAAAACCTGATAGCGTCATGTCCGTAATGCCCGAGCCTACGCCATTATTGTCAATAGGAAGTAATTGCAAGCCTTGTGAATGCCCGCTAAATACGTTGTTAAAGCTTTGCTGTGGGTTAACGTACACACCACGCGATGGGCCTGACAAGTTAGCCGTAATTTGTCTGTAGCCACCCATCTTGCGTGGACGACCACGCTGAAACCTTACCCAACGACCATCAGCATATGCATCAGCATCAAGCGTGGTGCCATCCCGCTGAATTCCAGGTTTAGTATCTAAGGCAAAGACCTTCTTGGTCATTAGAAGGTGCCTCCAGCAATACCACCAGTAACACCACTTCCAAACGTTCCGGTAGTACTACCAACAACCGCACTTGAAAATGTTCCTGTTGTCCCGGCAACGCCACCAACAATTGTCAATCCCGTTGCTGAAAGCGTAGACCTTAAAACACCTAAAATCGAGGTGTTAAATTGTCCTGCACCGGCGCGATACAAACCTGTAGTAGACTCACTGGCAAAGCTTAAAGAAGGCACGCCAACGGTTCCATCAGCTAAAGAAACTGAGGTAATCGATCCAGCCTGAGATGTGTTGGCGTTAAAGAAGTTAGTGCCATCACAAGCCAAAGTTACCTGCTGACCAGAGGGAATGACCACAGACGTGCCAACTCCAGTTCCTACAGTAAGTGTGTAACCGCCTGCTACTACGGAGTTTTTAATTACATACAAGTTCACTACAGGAGGATAAACAACCGTCACGTTACCAGTTAAAGTTCCTGTGTAAGTTTGAATGGTATTTGCCGCTTCACTTGAAGTTAAAGTGTACGACCCTGTAACGACAGCTTTAACCAACGACGTGTAAAAGAACTGATTGCTAACACCATAACCCACAGTTAAATAAGTTACACCAGTGCTGACGATGAACGCGGACTCATTAGGCGCAAAAGTCTTTGTTGCTGCGCCATCAATATTATCAGACGCCGAGATCACCATCGAGCCTGTACCACTGTTCTTAAACAGCGTGAACCAGTTGTTTCCAATGGTTGAAGCCGATGGAAGGTTGTAAGTACCAGCTCCACCAGTCCAAACAGAAGTTTGCGCTCTATCAGTTGTAGCAAAAGTCCCAGCAGTCACAAGCGTCTGTGCTGGATGACTTTGATTTAAAGTTAAGCCACTTGCAACCAGACCGTAGCCAGCCAATGTAGAGGCATCTGCAGAAGATGTTCCAGTGCCAAAGGAAATGTTGCCCCACGTGCCAGTGGTCGTGGGGTTTGCTGTGATGTAGACGTACTTGGACTCACCGGCGGCAATAGAGATGATTGTGTTGGTACCTGCGTAGTCTTTAACCGTAAATGTGTTAGCTCCAACATTGCGAATCAACGCGTCATTACCTACCGAGTTTTGGTTGGCAGGCGGCATATACAAGCTTAAGCCCGCTGTTGTAGCAGTAACCTGCATAATACGCGCTGCGTAGTCATCTGTGGCATTGCCATTGATTGGCCAATTCAGCTGCGTATTTGCGCTCAGCGTAACGGCACGATACGAAACATCAGTTGGCTGAATGACGTTGCCTGTGAATGGTGAGTTATAGCTCATGTTAGTCCTTAACTATCAACCGCTATGGCTTGACGATCTGCAATGCGAAGCTTATCCTCTGCCATCAGCGTTTGCATGATTAAATCGTAGTTTTGCTGCCACATTGGCATACGCTCATCATTCTTTAGGAATGGCATGGCCTGCATGAGGGACCCGTAGAGCAAAGCTTGTGGAGCGTAGATGGTAAACCAATTGGTTTGGTTTGATGAATCCAGAGGCTGTACTCGTTCATAGTAAAGGACCTCAAAATCATAAGCCGCGGCAGGCGTAGGAGCCACCAGCCAATGCGTGTAATCATAGTCGCAGTAGTACAAAGGCGTGCCCGTTGTGGCGGGGTCAGGCCAATAACTACGAAGGTACTCGTATTTACGAAGCAGTACGGGTTGACGGCTACCGCTTACCGTTACGTTCATGGAAACAGTTTTATGCCATCTGGCAGGCTTGTCAATTGTGGCTTGCCCCGATGTCATGGCGCTGGTATTGACCGTCAAGTTGCCAAGGAACTTAATTTGGCTGGCAATGATCTGCTCAGCCAACATGATAAAGAGTGGAATCTTACTAAGCGTGGCTGTATCCGTACGCTCTAAATAAGACTCAATATTCTCCACCAAAGAGGTGTATGTCATTACTGCAGCAGTTGCCATACTTACTTGCCCCGTTTCCTAGCCATAGCCATATTATCAACTAAATTAGGATAAGGTCTACCTGCTGCTTTAGCTCTTGCTTTTGCTGCCGACTTTTTCTTCGGCGAAAGAGGCTTAGGTTTACCTAATGATTTTGGCCGTGGTTTTTCCCAAACAGGCTTACTTGATGCCATTTTAAACACTCCTTAAAAATAAAGATATAACATTTTTCACGTGAGTAAGGCGCACTCGGCGGTGCGCCGTTTAAGCAAGCCCGGCAATACCTTGCCGCCACCTTTAGTCCAGAGCATCAGTTGTTCTTTTGCGCCTTCCCAATCATTGGCGTTGATTTTCCTCTTTAACGTAGATGTTTGCAAGCGTCCAGTGCCCAAATTGTAGGCAAAGTCCACGATGGCGTTGCACTTACGTACGTCTGTAATCAAACCGGGACAGTTACGCAACACACCGGGCAAGTACGTATGTTCTAACTCAATCATCAAAAGCGCCCTAGCCGTGGGTTCATCCATCGGCGGGTCTTCCAAAGTTACCTTGCGTTTATCTGCGTAGTAGGTAGAGCCGTAGCCAATCGTTGCCACGTTAGCCGGACAAAGATAAGGCTTAGAGCGATACCCTTCAAACCGGCGGCACAGTTCAGCGGCAAGCTCTAAGTTCATAGGCCACGTTGCTTCAGAGTTCTGTCGAGGAACCAATAGTTAATAGTCCCAGACAACAGGGCTGAGAAGTCAGGTGTCATCATAGTTTTAAACACTTCTACGGCTGGCGCACCGGCAAGCCATGCGTTCCATGCAAACCATACGTGGATGAATGACCAGACAAACAGCACCCAGTATGTAACGACGGGACGGACGGATGCAGACAGACTCGCAACCCAACCGCCCGCAGCTTTGACCATCTCGGCCTGCTGGGTGATGGCGTTGTTAAAGGCATCCATAACACCTACATCTATGGCCGCTTCCCGCTGTGCGCCAATCTCAGCCAACTTTTGCTGACCGCGAAGCGTTTCTAATTCACACTGACGGGCAAACATATTGAGTTCGTGCTGGCGCTCATTCTTCTTGTCAAAAAATTTCAGGACTTCAGGCGCAAGGCGGAACAGACCACCAAACACAGAACCTAGAATACCGCCAGATAGGATGTCAAGCATTATCTTTTCTCCAACTTAGTTTCAATGACCGCAATCTTCTGGCGGTTGTACTGAATGTCATCGCGGTTCTTTTGAATCTCCAACGACAAGTCTTGACGTAAGCGCTCGCGGGCAAGTTCTGCTCCCGTATTGGTAGCTTGCTTGTTGTCTGATGTGACTACAAGACTGATTTTGCTATTGAGTATTGTGACTTCGTGCGCCAGATTGGACAACGATGACATCAAGTAAACCACGCATGAAAACAGCAGTGGCAGGATGGCAAACGTAATCTTTTCAATAAACGCGCCCTTTGCAGATTCTTTAGTTTCTTCAGCCATTTACATCCCCAATAGTTTTTTGACAAATTCTCCAGCCACGCCGGGGCCGAACAGCACGCAGACAATTACCCCATACAAGAGGTACTCAATCTTGTTCATGCGCTTAGTGCCGTCGTCGAACCGCGCTTGTATACCCTCGTATCTTTGAGCGCAGATTGCTTCGTGAATGCTAAGTCGCTTGTCCGTTTCCGTGGCGAGTTCTTCTACATCCGCCATTTCATTCGTCTTTCGGCTCTTCTTTAGGCTCTTCTTTAGGTTTTGCCGCTTCTTGAATGGCTTGAATAAGTTGGAACACCTCTTGGTAGGGGCGAGTTCCAAGATAACCAAGAACTTGATTTGCTAATTCAATAGGTAGTTGTAGTGTCATTAAGCGCTCCAAGGCAGTGGGGGTGTTATTACAGGGGGGTTAATTTGGTTTTGGATTTGTTGCTCAACAGCGGCTTCAGTTGCTGTCTGGTCAACACCATTAGCCCAAATCCAGCCAAGCACTTGAGACTGGGTTAAATTGGCGTAGGGGGTGAATGTGCCAGTTGGCAATGGAACAGCGCAAGTTGAGTAGATGGAGGCGTTGTAAGTTCCGTCAGTTCCAGAGCAAGTCCAATGAACTGTAAAAACAACATCAGTGTTGCCACCCTCTTGTGGGTAGCAATCCATTGCGGTCACAGACCAAGTAATCGTAGTCATAGTGAGTCCTTAAGGTTGAGTCATTGGGACATAGTCAGGATTGTGAGGCCAATCAACAAATGTTCTTGGCTCTGTAATGGTCGCTGGCAAATCGCGCAAAGCCTGACGGTATGTTGCCCATGCTGTCTTGTCTGCTGTGCTGTCTGCAATCTGTGTCCAATCACAGTCTTTGAGCAATTGGTTGCGCTGACCGCGAATGTTAGCCATTGCGCTGTCTTTGGCGGATTGAATTTCATCAGCGGTCAATGATTCAACTTGAGTCATAGACACAAATTCACCGTCATCGTAAGCCGCACTTGAAACCAACTTCTGAGTGAGTCGGTCATGCGTTTTAAAGGCGTTAACCTTCTTGGCATTATTGGCAGTCAAGAATTCATCGCTTGGGCCATTTGAGCCAAACGAAGTGTTGGAAAACAGTTCACGATAGTCGCCAACTGTAATGGGTGTTGTCAAAATTGCTACTTGCATAGTAGTTCCTTAGTATGGGCCAGTGTTGGGGAATGCCGCAGTTGGCGGTGTAAAGTTTGCTGTGTATCGGGCATAACCATTTGTAATTCGAAATTCATCTATGTAACCATTCCAGTACCATATTGGGGATTGCTGTACGCCAATGTACAAAGTTTTAGATACAGAGCCAATTGAATTGGAGTTGGTATAACTACCAACGCTTGTACCATTTACATATAAAGTTATTGTTGACCCATTGCGAACAGCGGCAATGTGATACCAAGTGCTAGTTGTTATTGTTGCGGAATAAAAAGAAGTTCCCGCAGTAGTTAAAAATCTAATTGTGTTTGCGTTAGAAATTTGAATTAACCATTCGTCTGTAGTTCCTGTAGTCCATGTACCAGCAACCACATAATAACTTGCTGACAAAGAATTAAGATAAACCCAACCTTCAATAGTAAAATTTCCTGTACCAAAGTTTTGTATCGGGCCATAAGGTGATGTTAAATAACTGTTTGTCCCATTAAAACTCATTGACCCTGTACCATACTTTACGACGCTTGTAGAAATCTGTGCGTTACCCGCAGTTTCTAAGTTGTTCATCATGGCGTTGTCAAAGATTGCGCCATTAATCATGTTTGTAAGCAATGATGTGTTTGTTACATTTGTAAGCGGCGCTGTTGGTACGGTATTTGAAAGCGCAGTACCTTTAACTAAACGCAAATCAGTTATGTAACCGGGGTAGTAATAATTATCTACTGTTTTTCCAATTACACCTTGTGTCTCACTAAAGTTTGTACTAATACTTCCACTAGCCACACTAGTGCCATTAAAGTACATCGTCATTGTCCCACTGCTTCTAATAACAGAAATAAACGTCCATTGGTTTAAAACCAATGCAACGGTAGAAGTAAGCAAGTTTGTATTATTGTCAATTTTTACTTGACCGTTGCTATAAACAACCACGGAAAACCTGTTTGCACTGACAGAACTGCCAGTTTCAAAGATTGCCGATACAGGACTTTGAAATGATGTTGGGTAAATCCATGTTTGAAAAGTAAAGTCGCCAGTACCAACGGCAAATGCCGAATTAGACCCAGCGTTTAAATAATCACCACTACCATCAAAGTACCCTGACCCACCAATCACGCTTGTGGAGTAGGCGGTAGCAGTACCAAATGGGTTGAATCGTTGAACGCTTGTGCTTCCAGTTGGTGTTACTGTTACGGCGGTTGCACTATCGTCAATAAATCTATTGTCAGCACAAGTTAGTAATGATGTTCCACTAATTGCGGTCAATGGCGTAGTGCTTGGCGTAAAATTGCTTGTGTAAACTGCCGTGCCTTTAACAATTCTTAAGTTTGATAAATAACCATTTAAAAAATTAGCCTCGCCTAAATCGTTTCTAGCAATATACCAAGTGCCAGATGTTGTGGTGTAGTTATTGGTGTCTGTTCCTGTTCCAACAGATATACCATCAACATAAAGAGTTATGTTTGAACTTCCGTTACGAACAATAGCGCAATGATGCCATGTGCTATCTGTTACTACATTGCTAGAAACAATCGTAGAAGTTGCAACATAACGAAGAACGCCTGTTGTTGTACTAGTGCCACCACCACCACTAGTAATATGCATTGACCCAATTGCGCTTCTACCGCCTAGAAAAAATTTGTCGCCATCTAGTGGCGCGTTAATCCAAAATTCAATTGTGAACGAACCAGTACCAAAAGCAAAATTGCTTGAGTTTGGAAAATTTAAAGTGGCGTTTGTCCCATTAAAGTAATTTGACCAATTAGACCCATAAGGCGAGAAAGAACCTTGGGTGGTATTGCCGTTTCGGGTAATGGTGAAGTTGTTTGTACTGCTGTCTAAAAATGTATTGTTCTGTGCGCCATTAGTCCCATCACCATGCAACAACATGGTGACGTAGTTAAATTGTGCGTCTACTGTATTACCCGATACACCTGCTGTTTTTCCTGCCGCAAACATAGTTCAGTCCTTATGGTGTGTAGTTTTGACCAACAGTGGTGCCATACCAGTTTGTGCCATCACTGAAGAAACTAAAGATGTCCATTCTGGATGCGGTGCTAGTCAGTGTGGGGGCAGTGCCGCTAGGCCATTTCACCGTTGTCCATGTCACCGTGTAACTACCTGCACCAGTCTTCAACTTCAACAAGAACGACTTGCCTGCTGTAGCAGTTGGCATTGTAATTGTTGCTGTTCCTGTCAGCGTAATGACTTGGTCAGTACCGTTGGTTACGATGTCCAGCGTGATGGCTGTAGAACTGTTTGCTGTGTATGTCTGCTCTTGGTAGTCGTTTTTGATAATGAAAGTACCAACCGTAGCAATACGGACTCTTTCTGTCACCGAACCACCAGCATTTGTAGTCATCAAACTAAGATAGCCACCATATCCGCTTCCCGCATTTGCAAGACCTTGAATTCGAGCATAAGTATATGCACGACTCAATGTACTGGTATATCCACCTAAATCTATTGCACCACCTGTATCAATTGTCTGGCTTCCCGCAGAATCCGAAACAAACAATTGTGTTGGTGTATTGGCGGCTCTTACTTGATAAGCGGAACGAATATCTACATTACCGCCATAGTTATCAAGCGTGTTATGACCTAAAAGAGTGTTACCCGAAGCAACAACTAATTTTGCCGTTGGCGAACTTGTGCCAATACCCAACCCTGTTGTGGTAAGGCGCATAAATTCAGTTAATGTAGCGTTTGTATTTGCTGTGCCGCCAGTTGTATCACCCGCCCAAACAAAATTGCCATTACCAAATATAAATTTAGAGCCACCAAATCCACCGCTTTGCCATTTTAATTGAGTGCCAACTGCATAAAGGTTGTAGTACAAACCACCTTCGCCACCGACTGGAATAATGCTGGTTGTATAGGCTAAGAAAAGGCCCGGATAAATTGTGTTTGGTGGAATGGCAGTTGAGACACCTAAATTTGCTCCATCATAGTTAAAATTATTACTAGAACTAAAAGCACTTGTGCCATTACCGTATGGAACATTACCAGATGTTAAAGAAGTCAAACCAGTACCACCATTTGCAACATTCAATGTGCCAGCAAGAGTAACTGCGCCAGAGGTTGCGGAGGAAGGAGTAAGACCAGTCGTACCAGCACTGAAAGTCGTTACAGCCACGCCAGACAATGTAGACCACTGGGGTGCAGTACCAGTAGAAGTCAGAATCTGTCCTGCTGTACCAATTGCAAGTTTGGACAACAATGTACCAGCCGCATAGTAGGGAACATCACCAGCAGTAAATGTTGTCAGCCCAGTACCACCAGAGGACGTATTTAACGTGCCTGCAAGGGTCACTACGCCAGTTGTGGCAGTCGATGGTGTTAAGCCACCCAAAGAGGTCTGAAAGGACAGAACTGGAGCAGAGGTGGCGTTTGATGCCAACAACTTCACCGTACCAGCAGAGTTCTTAAAGTACAGCTTTTCATCAACTGTGTTGAGTGCTAACTCGCCAGCAACAAGATTTCCAGCAGACGGAATAGCCGCCGCAGTTGTGCTGTAGTACAGCGAGATTGGTGTGAAGTTTGTAGCCGCCATTAGAATGTTCCTCCTGAGATACCGCCCGGCACAAATAACATCGAGCCGTCAAATGTCAATGCTGACCCCATTATCAGTTGATTTGATACGTTTTGATAAGCCACACCACCAGCCGTTCCGTTCAACGCATACAACTCTGTGATGTCACTGTTAGTGCCTGACTTGGCGGCAACTAAGTTTGTTCTTGCAGTTGAGGCTATTGTTGCCCCAGTTCCGCCATTAAGAACTGCCAAAGTTCCAGCCAAAGTAACCGCACCAGAAGTTGCGCTTGAAGGCGTCAGACCCGTAGTTCCTGCGCTAAATGTAGTTACACCACTTGCTGGCGCGGCAACCCAAGATGCTGTTGTTCCGTTGGATGTCAGCAAATAACCGTTAGCGCCAATTCCCAATCGACTTGCCGTATTGACACCAGTTCCAATGATTAGGTCACCAGTTGTAGTGATAGGCGACAAAGCATTGAATGCCGCACTTGCTGTTGTCTGTCCTGTACCGCCAGAAGCAATGGCTAAAGTAGCAGATAAACCAGCGGCTGTACCACTTGTGTTTTGATTAAGCGTTGGAACGTCGGCAACTTGTATGGTGTTCATCACCACATTTGTTCCGTTACCTCGTAAATATGATCCGCTTGTGACCGCACCAGCAAAAGCGTTTATTGCCAATTGCGCAGTGGTTTGACCTGACCCGCCGTTGGTTAGTGCAAGAGTTCCCGCAACAGTCACAGCACCCGTAGTTGCCGTTGCTGGAGTCAGCCCAGTAGAACCAAAGGTAATTGAACTTACGCCAGAACCAGCACCTGAAAATTGCGCCCATGTGATGGCTGTAACACCAATCGTACCGCCAGCATCGGATGTGCAAACCCAACCTGTGTCAGCAAGGGTAGAGCCAGTTTCTACAAAGACGTAGGCTCCCGGCACTTGCGCCCAAGTGTTCATGTCCGTGGTTCTTGTCCACGCACCCGCCGCACAAAGGTAAAGCCCATTGTCAGCCGAGGCTGTTTGGTTTTTAACTAACACGCGGTCACCCGCAATCAGAACTACGCCATCAATTGTTTGAGTACCGCTTAAAGTGATGTTTACCGTTGTTCCAGCCACCACCGAGGCTTTGGTGTCTAACCCCTGCGCAACAGTGTCTACATAACTCTTGTTGGCTATATCGGTTGAGCCTGAAGGGGTCGTTGAAATTGTACCTGTAGTCAGCGTTACAGCGTTGATTGTTGTGTTTGTTGCGCTTGTGATCTGACCTTGCGCGTTCACCGCTATGACAGGAACGACTAAAGACGAGCCGTAGGTTCCTGCGGAAACTCCAGTCACATCAATACTGATCGTTCCAGTCGAAGTGATTGGACCGCCCGTGAGTCCAGTTCCCGTAGCTACAGACGTAACACCAGAACCTGATGCAAATGCAGTCCAAGCCCCGTTGTATCCCTCAAACAAACCCGTTGTTGAGTTGTAACGAATGTTACCTAACGTAGATGTTCCGCGTTGCCCAGTTGTCCCTACTGGCACAACAACTCCACCAGTTCCCGGCAATATAGGATCGCTTGTAATTGCAAGTGTAGGATTGCCTGCGCCATTGCCATCAGTAACAGTAATTTGATTAGCAGTGCCAGTAATTTGACGCCCTGCAATTGTGGTGCCGCCTACAATTGCAAGCATACCCGTGCCAGACATATTTGCAACAGCTGCTGCAATGCCTGTCAGTTGAAAAGTTGGATTGCCCGACACACCACTACCATCAGTAATTGAAATGCCATTACCTGAAGCCGTCAGTGTCCTAGAGACTACAGTTGTGCTACTTGTTTTAGCAACAATACCTGTGCCTGCGGCTTCTAAACTTCCAGATGCGGCATTCAACGTTATTTGCAATGTAGACTGCGCGCCGCCATCAACTAAACCTATACCTGTGCCGCCTGATAGCGCGCGGCTATTAGCCAGTGTAGGCTCTTGGTTCTTAGTTAAGAATGTTTGCGTTTGGTTTGGAGAAGAAGAGATTGCAGACGCTGTAGTTTGAACCGTAACGCCGTTTTGCACAATAGGCACTGCCTCGGTGCCTGTGATAGCACCAGCTGCCGGTAGTTGCGTAATTTGTATGTTTGCCATATTACGGACTCAGGTTGTCAAGGTTGCCATTAGTCTCTGGATCATCGGTATTCTGCTCCGGCGAGATATTGTACGTATTATAAGGCCCAGTGATCAGTGAGTCTTGGTTTGCAGCTACACTGACATCAGGCCTTGGAAATCTAAGTGCAATCTTTTCAGGTTGCCGTGCTGGTAAACGGTATGGGTCAAACTGATCTCTGCAGCCATGGTCGCAGACTTTTAAGCCCGGATTATTGCCATCAGGCATCAGTTCAACATACGCTCTCTTCATGTGACACCGGTCACAAATTGCAATACTTAATACCGCATTGCCAAGAGTATCTAGCGTACGTGGCATACTTACCTCGTATAGTAACTAATATTGGGAGCAAAGTAAATCGGACTCTTGTCTCTTTCTTCTTGCTCAGCAATATTCCAATACTTTTCAGCTTGCCCTTCAAGGTAAGAGATACGATCCCCTTGAACTGTGGGTAGCTCCATGGCCATCTGATGCGCAAGCATATTCTGAATGGCCAGATACCATCTCTGAGGAATTTCTATCTCACCTGATAAATCACCTACATCCTGAATTTGCCGATGTCTCCAGACCACGATTTGTGGAGCGTATGAAGATGGCGCAGGCCATAAGTACATTGCAGGCTGAGGAATGTTGCGGTCAAACCAAAATTGCAACGGGTAAGCACTAGTGAAATTCTTGTTAGGCAAGTTTGTGTAGTCATCACGATTCAAACGTGCAAGTGGAATTTCCGTGGCATTTGAGCCAAAAACCACTTGATAAACACCCATGTTGGAGCCTGCTGTTTGCAGGATTCTCCAATACGGCGTGCTTGCTGAAGGCTCTAAGTCATAGTAAATCCATGTGCCTGCAACCCATGTAACGGCTCCGGGCGCATAAACCGTTGTCCAAGTCGTGCCATCAGTAGAAGACTGAATTAAGAGGGTCACTGAGCCAGATATTGCTGGTAGTATACCCACGGTCCCCATGTAGATGTCATTTCCAGACCCATTATTGATGCCAATATAGCCCGTGTTGGTGGTTAACTGACAAATGTTGGTGTATAGACCATCAAAGGCGTTGGCTGCAACGCCAGAAGAACTGTTTGCACCAGTGTTATTAGCGGTGACTGTTCGGTAATTGGAGTTTAAAACATCTACCGTGCCAGTTGGTAGGTAGTAAACATACTTGTCGGGATTAAGACCTATAACTGTCTTGTCAATACACCAGTACTGAATTCCGCGATTGGCAAGATTAGAAAGCAAGTAATAGAGACTATCTTTAGACGCCGCTACTTGCTCTGAAGTTAATTCTTCGGCCAGCTTGCCGGCGCGCCGAGCGCCATGATCAATTAGATTCTGAACCGTGATTGTTGTTTGGCCAACTGTTCCACTAGTGCTCATACATTACCACCCAGGACAATTCCAACGTTTAAGAGATGCGGCCTTACGAGTAAGCTCGCCTTTTTCATCGCGCTTAGGCCCCGGCATTCCAGACATTCTAGCGCAGAATGAGTCCTTACGACCTTGGTCTGCTTTAGTTTTTGGGTTAGGCGCAGGCGCTTTAAGATTAGAGCCAGTTGCACGATTAAACTTATCGCGGCCTTTTTGTGTTAATCCGGCGCCTTGACTTGTAGGTAGCTTCTCACCACGTGAGACCGAGAGTCTAGGGTCGCCGCCATCTTTCATTTTGGCTGTTCTGGCGGACTGCTTAAAGTCTTCAGCCGTTGGCGCGCCTTTGCTACCCACTCTGCGCATTTTCTCCCCAGAGCCTTCAGCGATTCTTTCACGTTTTGCATGAATGTTGGCATATAGACCGCCTTCTTTAAATTTCTTGCCCTTGTCGGCTTTAACAAACTCTTTGCCAACTTTTTGTGGAACACCACCATAGCCGCCTTTTGTGTGAGCTGCGGCTTGCATCAAACGATGCTGAGCTGGTGATTTGCTTGGCATAATTAGTTATACCCTTTGACCATTTCCAAAATGCACCAATAGGTGTCACCAGAAGATGCATCAGCCGTGCTAAACACAATGTCACCAGTAACACCAGCCCCGCCGTTGTTGGTAATACCGCCAAAGCCTGACATGTCAAGCGTCTGCGTCGCACCGGGCGAGGATAGAAAGAACGGCACATCCGTTGTGGCGTCAAAAAACATTCTGACTTCCATGCCATGATTGGCGATGTAAATCTTTGTAACCGTTACTCTGGTACAAGTTTGACCTGACGCGCTTGGCGTTAGCGCGGAAACGTCTACCTTCAAAACCGCAGACTCACCAGTGCCATCACTGATGTTTGTAAATTTCATAATAGCCGTGCGCTCACCATCGATAAGCGTTTGGCTCGTAACCGAATCAGCCATATTTTTCTCCAATTAAAAGGAAGGGGCCGAAGCCCCGACCTTGATTAGCAAGAACCGCCGTAAGCTTTTTTCATCTTACCACCGGTTTTGTACTTTTGAATTAC